CTTGAACAAAGTCCATAATATTAATTCCGTGTGGACCTAGTGCTGTACCTACTGGTGGTGCTGGAGATGCTGCTCCTGCTGGTACTTGTAATTTTACTACTGCTTGTACTTCTTTTTCTGCCATAATTTACCTCCTTTCTGTTTTTTAATGTGTTGTGTTACTCTGTGTTCTTCCGTGTTTTCTGTTTTGATAGCAAACTCCTCAAGTTCCTTAACTAAATCCCAATTTCCGTATTTAACCTTAGCCAATAGGACATTCTCTCAATCTTGTTAAGTTGATTTCTTGTTGTCCGCCTTGGTCGACAGGTTCTCCTACTACTTCGTAAGTTTTACCGTTGTATTTGAATAAGTTTTTGTTAGTTATTGGCAGGCTGTACGGCGTATATAGGTTTCTGTCGTATGATTGGTTCATTTGATGAAACTTGAGTTGTTCAGATGAAGTAGGCGTATCCATAAAGCCTTGTATTGTTTTTTCGCTCTTAAAGCGCTCTTGTTCACGTGGATACTCTCCTACAACCTCTCTTGAACCTAATTCGATTGTGTGAGGAAACTCATTTAATGGATTAAACATGATAACCAGTCCAACGTAAGCGTCTAAATGGTTTAAGGTACCCGTATGTTTCCTTAGGTAGATCAGTAACGAATGTGTAACTCACAGTTCCCATAGTACGTGAAGAAATATTACTAGTCGTACCTTGTTTAATACAATTAGCGATGAATTTCTCTACATTACTAGGTAATGACTGCCTATTGAATGTTTGATTACAATATTCTTCAGCTACATTCAGATACTTTTCGATAAGTAATTCGATTGTTTCGTCATTTGAAGTATCATCGAGTGAGAGATTGTTTAATAATTTAACGTCTTGTGCGTTCATTACTCAACACTTCCTAATGCTTCAATGAGTTCATCTTTTTTCATACTAGAAAAGCCCTCTATTTCACGTTCTTTAGCGAGTTCTCTTAATTCTGATACTTTCATACCTTTTAAGTCTTTGTCGCTCTCTACACGCTCAATAAGGGGCTTGTTTTGACGGTTCTCTTTTGTGGATAGTTCAGTTAATCGTTCATTACTTACATTTAAACCTTTACGAGGGAACGTATCTCCAACGTTATATTCGTAGTTGTCGTCTTGTAAGTCTGTGAAGTATTCGATTACTTTATACATACGTCACTACCTCCTTTTATGCACCTGAGTCTGTAGTTCCTGCGCCTTTAGTAACCTTAACTGCTTTAGATTCATCATATAAGTATGCTACATAATGTTTATCACTGTATAAAGCAGTTGTTTTAGTTGAAGGATCACGGTCAGTTTCTAAGAAGAAATCACGTTTAGTGATTAATTTAACTGCACCACGTTTAGCTAAAACAGCTTCGCCCTCATCTAATTTCTTAGAACGTACAATGATAGCACCTAATGCTTCGCCAAATGCACCTTTAACGATAATGTTATCGCCTAATTCAGTAGCGCGAGTGAAGTTATCTGAAGCGCTAGAACGTAATTTGCCAGCGTCTTTAGGATTAATGAATAATACCATTGGTTCTAAATCTTCATCATCGAATGTGTCAATTGCAGCTTCTAAGCCTGCTAATGTGCCGATGTCTGCACTTACAGTTAATTTAGTACCTCGTAAAGCTTCTAATACGTCATTATCTACTTTGTTAGCAATAGCTAAACCATGTTGACGTACTGCTTCTCCTTGAGGGTCGCCATAACCAGACAATAAAGCTTCATCAGTAATATCAGTACCTTTACCGATTTTATGAATTTTAGCTTCACGTCTGTTAGTTTCAATTTTGTCTACAGGAATTTTTTGTCCTTCAGGTACTACTGTAGCATCACCACTGTAAACAAATGCAGGGAAAGTTAAAGTGTCACCTGGTTGTCCTACTAATGTACTGTCAATGTCTGCAAATTGTGCAAATCTCAATTTCTTATCTAATTCTGCTTGCATCATAGGTTTTAATACTTCTGGAACGATTTGTGTACTTTTAGTTGTTGTTCCTTGTGCCATATGTTATTACCTCTTTTCTAATTATTTATTAGAGTGTCGTAAGTTTTTCTATCGTTAACGAATAGATTAGTTCTCTCTGCGACACTCATATTGTTAAATTCTTCTTGTGTAATCCCACCATTTACGTTTTTACCGTCATCTGGTGTACGTCCACTAGGTTTACTTTCAGCAAATAAATAAGGTTTAGACTCTTTTAGCGATTCAATCGCTTTATCTAAACCTTTAACTTTGCCGTCATCTTGTAGTTCTAGTTCATCTTTGTTGATGAAAGCTAGAATGTCGTCAGCGTCGTTCGCGTCTTTCGCAACAGCTAACTTAACAGCGTTATTCAATTGTGATTCTTGGTACTTAGTTTGCCACTCTGCGTTTTTATCTTTTAATTCGTCGAGTTCTTTTTGTAACTCGCTATCATCTTTCACAGAGTCTTGTAATTTGGCAATTTGTTCATCACGGTTAGTAATCTCTGCTTTTAACTCATCAATTTCAGCGTTCTTGTCATTCAATCGAGAACGTGGTACCATACCTGATTTCGATTCATCAATAGCGTCAATCATTTTCTGTTTATCGATTTCACCGTCTTTAAATTGCCCTAATAATGCGTATAAGTCCATATTTAATTGCTCCTTTTACGTTTTTTACGTGTAACGACACGAAAGATTTGTATAAAAAAGAAGCCTTTTAACGACGGTGCTAAGGTCGAGTATTTACTGCTTACGTTTATTTCTCTCCCACTCTCTATAGTTAGTGAAAGGTATTATGCCATCTTCTTTAGTTCTCATCGTTGTAGGTAGTTCATCTTTGTCTATGTAATAAAGTAGCTTACAACGACAGTTAATATTCTCTTTTGCACTAGCTACACCAACAAATAATTTAGGTGCAGGACCTACACAACCACTTGAGCGGAAGTTTTCATCAATGCTCACTGTTTGTCCGTCTAAGTGTCTGTGTGTATCTCTTGTACGTGTATCTTTAGTAGCATACCAACGTTTCTTCATATCAAGTCCGTTATCTTTAGCTACCATTGCACTATCTAATCCTGCTTGTGACAATGCGCGTCCTGTTTCTGTACGTGCTACTCTTACTGATTGAGCCTTTGCCATTCCTAAGTCATCTCTTAACGCTTTAGCTATCTTAGAATATCCCTCACCACTCATAATGCCTAGTGTTATGTGTGTACGAATACGTTTTAATGTATCATCACGATGTTTCTGCAGTGTAGGCACTAACTTAATAAACTCAATAGGTTGTTCTATAGCTGTCTGTATCGTTTGTGCGGTTGGTATATCAAAGTTCATAGATGTTTGACTTGCTACTTCATACAAAAATAGGCTCATCATGTACTTTTCGATATAGACGTTCTGTTGTGATTGTTTGATAGCCTTAGCGACTTCTCTGTAGTCTTGAGATAACATCTGACCTATACGGTTAAGTTCTTTGTTGAGCCTGTTGTATTTATTAAATTCAGTCCACGTTACTTGCGGTTCATCTCTATCGTACTTTTCGTACATATTCGCTATAATCTGTTTAATTTCTTTTAAACGTTTAGCAAATAGTATTTCGATTTCTTTTTCTGCTTGATTAACCAGTTTATCGATGTAGTTATTTATGTCATTCTGATTGGTTATCTTCGGATTGTCTTTGTTGTTCGTCATTCAATCCCTCCTCAATGTCAGGGAGTTGTTGATTGAGTTCTATGTTTTCTTGCTCTATTCTTTCCATTTCAGCTACAGGATCTTGTACCCACGAATGATTACCAAGAATAGTTTCTTTAGATAATAACCCTGTAGAATTCATAGCGATTTGAGAGTTTTCTAACTCATTAACCATTACATTGAAGTTGAATGTAATCTCGATGTCTTGCACTTTCACATCTAATCTGTAGAAGTCGATAATGTACTGCAATAACTCTTGTAATGCGGTAAGTGTTTTATTCTTTAGCTTGTTAGCTTTTAAATCTAAGTTACTGTACATAAATTTAAGTGCAATACCACTTGGACTATTGCCAAATTTATCTTGTTGGAAATCTACACCTTGTCCAAACTCTATAATGTAATCACGTAACATCTTCGTGTATTCCTTAACAGAGTCAATAGGCACTTCTACTTTGATAGTGTCTACGCCAGAACCACTTTCTCCTGCAACACTAATTGCTTTGTAGTATTTACGGTTATGCATGAAGTCTTTCATATCTTCACCTTCATAACCTTTTAAGATATAGATTAACTCTACTGATTCGTCAAAAGTGTTTTGTGTATCAGACAATCGCTTATCTAACGCGTCTATGATTGCTTTGTACATGAACACGTCCTATCCTTCTTGTGGGT